GCGCTCAGGCGCGTCAAGTTGTCGTTGAAGTCCTCGGCCGCCTTCGCTGTTTTCGAGTCGATGACGATCCCGAGACGCTCGGCTTCCTCGCGCATCTCCTGCAGGCCGTCGCGCCCCTGATTGAGCAGCGGAATGAGCTTCGCCCCGGCGCGACCGAATATCTCGATCGCGAACGCCGTTTTCTCCGGGCCGTCAGCGAACTCGGAGAATCGATCAGCGATGTCGCCAAGAACCTCCTCGGTCGGGCGCATCTGGCCCCCGGCTCCGAGCACGGAAACGCCGAGCGCCTTGAAGATCGCGACCGATTGCTTCGACCCCTGAGCGACATCGCCCATCTTCGCGGTCAGGCGCGAGATGCCGGCGCCAAGCTCCTCGGTGGAGACGTCCGAGAGCTTCGCCGCATAGTCCAGCGCAGACAGCGCCTCAACACCGATGCCTGTTTGCTGGGCCATCTTGCCCATCTGGTCCTGCAGGTTCGCGACGCTGCGAAGCGCGGCCGCGGCGGCGCCGAGCGACAGCGCGCCGCCGAACGACGTCAGCAACGTCGTCGCGAGCCGTGCCGAGGACGACAACGCGCCGAACTCCGCGCCGACCTTCTTGAGCGTCGCAGACGCGCGATCCTGCGCGCTGATGACGAACTTTGCGTCCGGCGTCGCCATCACCGCTGCTCGTTGACCAGGCGCACGATCTCGCCCTCGATCACGCGAAACCCGTCGAACACGTCGAGCCGGTCAGCGGCAGGAACTTGCAGGACGTCGAGCACCACCGGCAGCGCCTCGTAGCGCATACCGATCAGCCCATTCATCCCGACGTTCAACTGCGACACCATCCGCACTGCGACCTCCATCACCGTCCAGTTCTCCGGCCAGACCTCGGTGTCCGGCTCGGGCGGCAGTTCGATTCGCAGTCCTGCCGCCGCTGCGTTGGCTCGGATCGCCTCGGTGTTCCGGCCGCCACCGACCAGGCGCCGGGCGATCCCGATCAGTTTTTTCGCCGGGCGCCCCGCAACTCATCCAGGTAGACGACAATGATCCGTTCAGCGGCCCCGATGTAGTTCGCGTCCAGTTCGGCAAGCGCGGCAGCCGAGAACTCGACGTCCGCACCGCGCCAGCCAGCGACGACGTCCTGCAGCGACTCCAGCGGCGGGCGGCTCGACAGCGAATCGGCGAACTTCATCGCGTCGTCGCGCCGCTTGTGCCGGAACTCGACCTCGAGCGGCATCGCCGCGCCGCCCGGCACAGGAATATCAACCGTCGTCCAGAAGGTCGGATCTGGTTGCAGACGAAACGTCATAGCGCCACGATCTTGATGTCGTCGTTACCCGAGGCCGGCGGCGCCTCGAACGGCACGTCCGACGTCCACACGCCCTCCAGGTTGACCGGCGTCACCCCGAGCAGCCGGGCCGACGGCACCCAGAACATCACCTTCGAGCCGCTGGCGGTGCCGTGCGTGAGGCCCAGCGCCGTCGCGGTGTTTCCGGTCACCAGGCCCTGCACCGTGATCTCCTGCGCTGCGGTCAGATCAAGCGTTTTGATCGTGCCGGTGACGTTGCGATCCGTGATGACCGATTCCTTCGCGCCGATCAGCTCGAGCCGGCTGATCTGGTTGCCCATGTCGAACTCCAGGCCACCCGAGACATAGGTCGTGCCGCCCGAGATCACCCCGGTCGTGTACGTGCCACCGACGACCAGGTCGGCCGTGTTCGCGTCCGATACCAGGTACGGCGTCTTCCACGATGTCAGCGTCGGCGTCGGATTGGTCGAGGTGCCGGGCGCGACATACGGCGCCATGAACTCGAAGTTCAGCAGCGGGATCCCGCCGACATTCGCCGCGCCGTTGAGGTTGCCCACGCTGCCGATGAACTTGTACTCCAGCCCGTCGGCGTACATATAGATCGAGACGCCCTTCAGGCTGGTCGAGGCCGGCGCGTACTCGACCCGCGAGGCCGTCGACACCGTCTCGGTGAATCCGCAGCCCTGCAGCAGCGCGCCCCAGGCCGGCGCGGTTCCAGCGGTGCCGGAACTCGCCGCCTCGACCGAGAATGCGAGCCGCATCCAGGTCGAGCCGAGCAGCGCGTCTGGCGCACCGAAATAGCCGCGGATCACCGACCGCGGGACCCGTTCGGCGTCGATCGGCGTCAGGCTCACCTCGCCGACCGGCAGCATGGCGTTCGAGGCCGCGGCCGGCGACGAATCGGTGCCCTTCGTCGTCTCGACTTTCGCCAGGACGACCACGTTTCTGAACTTTCGCGCGAATGCCATCTCTTTCTCCTACGATTCCAGGCTTGCCTCGGTGGTGCGGAAACTGAACCGATATCCCTTCACCACCGAGACGACGTTCTGCGCGGCACCCTCGCGCGTGCGATTCGTCTCCAACTCGTCGAACTCGAACGCCAATCCCCCAAGCGTCGGGTCGGCCGACAGCCGGTTGTGCGCTTCCACCAGCGCAGCATCGGCGTTCGAGTACGCGCCCTCGGCGAGCACGGTCATCAGCACGTCGACGCGGCGCATCTTGTGGCCGATCGTCACGCGCACCGGCTCCTGCTCGTCGCCCGTCTCGACCACGATCGCCGGCCACAGTGCCTCGGCAAGCGCATCCGTCAGGTCGCGGTACACGCGTGCCGCAGGGACAGCCGTCATGGTCGGCGTGGTGAGCTTGGTCGCCACGGCCGCCGCGATCTGCTCGGCCTTGCTGGTCATGGCGCCTCCAGCGTCGCGCGCACCAGCTCGCCGTCGTCCAACTTCTCGACGACTCGCACCGTGTAAGCCGTGCCGCTGATGGTCACGGTCGAGCCGCGCGCCAGTCCCGCGGATTCCTGCGCCACCAGCGACGGCGCATCCATGACGACGGCACCGGCCAGCCCGATCGTCGACGGATTGTCGAAGTAGACGGATCCAGAGGAGGTAGAGGTGCCTGTGACGATCGTCGCCGATACGCTCAGATCCCCGAAGAAGGCGTCTAGGGTTTCGGTGAAGCTCATGCCGCCGCCCTCGCTTGGCCCGCCAGCCACTCCAGGTACTCGCCGACGATCTCGTCGACCTGCTGCGGCCGGATCGACGCCTGGCACGCAGACGCCTTCGTGTCGCGGTCCAGCGTGCAGGCGAACATCTCAGTGTGGATGCGATGGCAGGGATAGCAGTCCAGCCCTTCGACCGCGATCGACACGGTCTCGGTCCAGTCGCGCGTGAGGTTCTCCTGCGTGCTATGCGAGAGCAGGACGATCTTGAGCATCGGTTCGAACGAGACCGCGTTGACGATCGCCGACTCGGTCCCGATCACGACGTCGGCGAGCTGCGCGAACGCGAACGCCTCGCGGATCGACCACTGCCTGCCGATGACGTGGACCCGCTCGCCGGGTTCTCCAGCCGGCGGAAATGGCGCGTCGCCCAGCACCACGACATGCGCGCCGCGCGCCGCGATCATCTCGGCGGCCACCGACCAGTGCGGCCACCACTTGAACTGGCCCGACCCGGCCGGGTTCAGCACGACAACCGGACCGGACATCTCGGCACGACGCTGCTCGGCCTGAGCGCGCTCCTCAACCGTCGGCCAGAACCGCACCCGCGGCGCCTCGTCGATTCCGCACCACTTGTGGACCGACGCCAGGTAGTTCTCGTTCATCACCGCGCGGCGGATCTCGTCGCTCCAGTAGAACTCGAAGTCCTTCGGCGTCGGCAGCAAGCGCGTCTCGACCGACCCGACCAGGTTGATGAATCGGGCGTATTTTTCCTCCTCGTGCAGCCAGTACTGCACGATGTTCAGACCGACGAACAGGTAGTCCGGCAGCTTGATGATCCGGTCCACATTCGGGTCATGACGCAGCACGATCTCGCCCTGGTCCTGCGTGTAGACCGTGATGTGGTAGCCCTGCGCCTTGAGGTGCGGCAGCGCCGAGGACAGCCATAGCGCGTCGCCGAAGGCGCCCAGACGCACGAGCGCCAGCGTTTTTTCGGGCTTCGGATCTTTCCAGCGTTCGTGCCACAGGCCGTCGACGCGCTTCCTGTAGACCTGCAGGAACGAGTATTCGAGGCCGTCGGTGCGCGTCTCGTTGACCACCAGATCCCAGTGACCGATGTCGCGCATCGCCTCGATGATCTGCTCGGGCGCGAAGTCGTGTTTGTGGTCGTGGTTCGAGCCCGGCTGACCGATCCGCGGGTAATGATCCCGGTGCGGCAGGTACAGCACCAAGTAGCCACCGACCTTGACGATCCGCCACCACTCGGTCAAAGCCGCGTGGTAGTCCTCGATGTGCTCGAGCGTGTGGCTGGAGAAAGCGCAGTCGAAAGACTTGCTGGCGAACACGCTCAGGTCGGTCGCGTCGGCGCCCAGATCAGGCCGAATCTGCGCGCCGAACAGCACGTTGTCCTTGCAGTTGTCGACGCCGAGGAAGGACTGGAACACCTTCGCCTCGCCGCACCCGATGTCGATGCCGCGACCGCAGGCATACGGCACGACGTCCCAACGCACCTTCGCCGCTTCGTTACCCTCGGGGTTCTCTGCTCTCCAGACCATCAGTCGGCTCCCTGCACGACACCCTGAGAAGGTCCCGGTGGCAGACGGCAGGGAGCACCGCTTTTCGGCCGATCGAGCCTAGCCACCGGAGAGCCACGCCGACCCGTCAGGCCGTGTAGTCTTTCGCCACCGCGAAGCTCGCCGTGCGGCGGATCGCGATGTCGACGTCCTGCAGCGCGACGACCCGCACCGTGCCGGTGTTCGACGCGGTGAACGGATCCACGAGCAGGTCGAGGCCGCCCCACTGGCCGATCATCAGATCCGACCAGTTGCCGAAGATCGCCGCGGACTGGCCGGTCGTCGTGCCCTTCGTCAAGTTGGACGGCAACTGGTTCGTGACGTAGGTCTTGTAGCCGTTGACCGTGTTATCCGGCTCCCAGATGAACCCGGCGACCGCCGAGGTCGACTTGACGACCGTCTTGAGCTTGCCGCGCGTCTTGCTGTTGAAGAAATACGCGGTTCGACCGCGATCGGCGTTGCCGACGGCGACCAGCGTCTCCAGCTCGACGATCGACGCCCAGGTCGGCGCGCCGCCCTGCGCACCGATGGCCGAGGTGCCGACCGAGGTCGACGCGAGGATGCCTGACGGCTCCGAGCCGGTGCCGGCGCCGTTCAGGGCCGAGCGGTCGATCTCCAGGCCCAGCGAGGCGTACAGGTCGTTCCGCACCATCGCCTCGACGTCGATCGACGACTGCAGCATCAGCTTGCGGCTGAAGTCGACCCAGGCGCCGACCGTTTTCGGCGACATCGTGACCTGGCCGAACACGATCGCGCCTTCCGTC